TTGGAATCCCAGAGATTTTTCCATATTTTTTTAGAGCACTAAATTAATTAGAATGAGTAATAGAGGAATGAATGGAGAAGTAGGAGTAAGGTTATTAACGTTAAGTGACTGTGATTATTGCATGTGGTTAAAGAGTGAGTTAGACAGTTGCGGAATATCCTATGTCGACATTGATGCTAACAAATTTGATGAATTTTCTACTAGTGTAGAGAAAGAATATAAAACTGATACGTACCCGATAGTGTTTATTGAAACTGGCAATAATGTAGTTGTTATTGTAAGTGAAACAGAATTGGATACCACAGATAAATTACGTACATTCGATACAATACCACATTTGGTAACAATAATTAAAAAATATATAAAATGAGATATAAACAACCAATCCAAGTTAAATTAGACCAATTAGAAAATATGCTTAATGGTTTCGGAGCTAGATTTTCAGATCCTAACTTTAACATTATGGAAGCTAAAGACATGCTTTCAACTATGAAAGATAAAGTTGAAGAAGTTAGAACATTAGTTAATGCTGAACAGGACTAAACTAAATAAATAAAAGTTATGTTAACACCAGAACAAATTAAAGACAATTGGGATAAATTTCTATCTAACATAGAACTATATATCTCAGAACCACGTAAACAACTATTACTTGAGTTTTATACTAAACATGAGGAACGTTTCATTATGATGCCTGCGTCTCATAAATCTCAGTATCATAACTGTTTTCCAGGTGGTTATGTCGACCACGTAAATAGAGTAGTTGCTGCTGCCTTAACATTCAATACTGTATGGCATGAGTTTGGAATGATAGACACTTATACAACTGAGGAACTAGTATTCTCAGCTATCAATCATGACTTAGGTAAGTTTGGAGATGAGGAAAACGCTGCGTACATTGAACAAACAGATCAATGGAGACGAGATAAACTAAACGAAACTTATATGTTCAACGATCGTTTAGAATATATGACTGTTCCTGATCGTGGTTTACATTTGTTACTTAGTAATGGTATTATACCTACTAAAAACGAAATGATAGCTATCAGAACTCATGATGGACTATATGATGAATCAAATAAGGCTTACTTAATGGGTTTCACACCAGAAACTAAGCCTCGTACTTCACTTGTATATGTCTTACATCAGGCAGATTTAATGGCAGCTAGAATTGAGTTTGAAAAGGAATGGTTACCAAAACTATTAGGCCCAAAACAAGAAGCACCTAAGAAAGAAAGTAACTTTAAATTAAATAAAAATAACTCAGCTGTTAAGCAGAAGGCTCTTAAAACAATGGCCAACCCAGCTTTAGCTGAACTAATGAAAAATATATGATAGTAGGAATTATAGCAATCGTATTATGGGTAGCCACTGTGATTGGTTACATTATTTGGAATCTAAATAGTAAAGTAGCTAAATTAGAACAAATCGCTGCTAAACAAAAAATTATTATTGATAGTGTATCCGCGATAGTTGAAGAGTCAAATAGACAACTTTCTCAAGTTGAATTAACTGATGCTTTTAAATCAGATGATCAAATTGGTTTCTTCTTCCGTAACTTACAAAACATTCAAGATTCGTTAAACCATTATTTGAGAAGCTAAGATGAGTGAAGAAGTAGTATTACTAACGAAGAAGGGGACTGTCCGTAAACGCAAACCAAAACAGTCAATTAATTATTTCACTCAGGAAACTGAGGATGCTATTGTTGAGTATTTAAAATTAAAAAGTCCTAAGAAACGAAATAAACTTTTTAATGAAAAAATTAATTATGCGTTTCATAAGTTAGCTGAGAATATCATTCATACTTTTAAATTCTACTATACTGAAGTAGATACAATACCAGAATTACAACATGAAGTTGTAGCATTTTTACTTGAAAAATTACATCTTTATAATCAAAGTAAAGGTAAGGCTTATTCTTATTTCGGTACTATTGCTAAACGTTATCTTATTCTATACAACAATGCTAACTACAAGAAGCTAAAAGATAAGGCACCTGTTGAAGCTGTTGATGAGGATAAATCAATATTAATTGATCTAGTTAATGTTAGTGAGGCAGCTCACGATATTCAACCTGTTTCATTTATGAAGCAGTTTGTTAAATACATTGACCATAACATGTTTGTTTTATTCCCAAAACAACGTGATGCTCAAATAGCAGATGCTATTATGGAATTATTTAGAAAAAGTGAAAACTTAGATATATTCAATAAGAAAGCTTTATACATCTACATTAAGGAAATGACTGAAGCGTCAACACCGCAAATAACTAAAATTATTAAACGTCTAAAAGTAATATATGTTCGTAAGTATAATGAGTTTTACGAACATGGACGTATCACAATGGCGCTGTAACTCTTTGCACTTTCCATATTTATATCAAACACTAATATGGATTTTAACCAAGTTATATTTAAAGATAAAACCTTCTCAAACTTACTAGAGGATATATATAAAAACGCAACTCGTAAGGAAAAGGAAATTAAATCATTAATCGACCAGCTCAAACCAATGATTCAAGAGCCTGGTGATGCAATGATGCTTGTTCCATTACTTAAAGAGTATATGGAAATAGCTGTTAAGAACGATGACGCCTTAATTAAAATGGCAGGCATTGTTCAACGCGCTATGTCTAATACACCTAATGATGGTGATGGAGGTATATTAAGTGAGCGTGACAAAGAATTGTTATTCCAAGAAATTAGTGGTATTAAAATAGGTGAGCCTAAACAATTAGGAAATGGGAACTAAATCAGCTTCATCATATACTAAACAACCTCGTAAATCACCAATTTACGCTTCCTCAGCAATATCTGCTATGGGGAACAAAGCTACATCTCCTTATTTTTATGGAGTTGTGACTAGAGTTGATAATGAAAGTAGAAGAGTATTTTTTGATATTCTATCAGGACAAAATATTGGGCCTAATAAAATAGGTGATGCTTTACCTTTTTATAAAGATAATCTTACATTACCACAAGTTGGAGATACAATTCCATTACTCAATGGACCATCTCCGGAATCAGGTATTTTAGGTGAAGCAGATTCAAGAACCTTATTTTACCTACCTCCTATATCTGTTAATCAAGAATTAGCACAAAATACTATTGTTAGAACATCTGTACTAACCCCACCACCAGCGAACTTACCATCAAATGAAAATTATTTAGCTATAAATAATGGATTTGCTTTTAAAGATAATTCATTGGTAGGAGCTGGTACTGAATTTCCTGGGGATGATACTCAACCACCTCTTGAACCAAATGTTGGTGTTTATGAAGCATTAGTGATATCTGGTTTAGATAATAAAGATAAACTAGGTTATAAAAAACAAGAAGAACAACTACAGCTCTTTAAAGATGGATTTGGTATAAATAGAAATGCAGCAATACTTAGACACAATGTTAGTTTAGATACCATCACTACATTTTTAAGAAACAATCCAAATATTCCTGTTTTCTTATTTAGTAAAGGATGTGATAGAGCTGTTGAGATAATGAATAGTGGTTTAGTAGCTCCTTCTAAATTATATATAATTGAGCCATATTCATCAGGTAACACAGCTAAAAAAGCAGTTGAAGATGCTGTTAGACTTTATAAAGTTCCTATGAAAAATGTTTTTAGCGGTGGTTATCCCGGAACAGGCTCTTTAATTAATGTTAATGGTCAAAAACCTATAGAATTAACTGCTGCAATGGGTCGAACTAGCCACTGGGCTGCTTTAACAACTGTCGCTAAAGGATATGTTAATGGATTTAATGGATTTAAAACCCCACCTCCCCAACCCACTCCATCTAGAAAAGCAACACCACCTTCAAATAGACCATCATCTAATAGATCATCATTTAATAGATCATTACCCCCTGCTCCAAATAAAATATAATTAAATGAGTAATAAACAATACTATACTAATTTAAATCCAAATGAAAAAGTTATAGAGAATAGATTTGGATCTAAAGTTGTCATGGACAACAGTGGTAATGTTTTGCTCACTACATCTAGAAGAACAGAATATATAGATCAACTTCGTCAAGAAGACTATCAAGGAAATATTGATTTAAGTCCTGATGAGGAAGGATCATTTTTTTATGTTGGAACAGGACAAGTTGATGTGAATCAACAAGGTAATATAAATCAAGATACTGTAAATCCTACATCTAATAATTTTATATTTCCTGAGTTTGGTGCGAGTTCATCTGCAATAACTATGCCTTCTTATCCTACTTCTTCTCAAACTAAAGATACATTACCTAGTGATGAAGCATCATATGATAATAGTGCTTGGCTTAATAGTAATGGAGACAATGGTGAAGGATCTGGTTTTGAAGGTACATTATCTCCAGAACAATTAAAGGAACTTAATGATTTCTTTTATAATATTGATAATATCATTTAAATAAAAGTTATGGCTGCTCTAACTGCTCTTGAATTATACACAATAACCACATGCAAGTCAAAAAATGCTGTAAACTCAGCTATTTTGATGAACCCAACAAATTATTTTGCACCAAATTCACTTGCTTTATTATCCCCTTCTACTCCAACAATTTTCCCAATTACTATATCTGAAAATAATTTAGGAGCTTATAATAATTTAAATCCTAATTTATACAATACAGATAGTGTTCCTAATAGGAACATGCCCCCTCTCACTTACATAAAACATAATGGTCAATTAACTTACCAAAGAACTAATGGTTGGTTTCATAAATGGTCACCAATGTTTTCAACAATATTAAAAATTGTACCTGACACACCTGATAACTTATTTTGCGCTATAGGTATATGTGCTGCTTTTGCTGCTTGTAATCCTCAAAGAGGTAATGTTTTAAGTAATCTTGGAGGATTTCCTAAAAGTGCTAGTTCTCAATTGATAACAGATACACCAAATGCTTTTAAAGAAGTAATAACATTAAACTTAGGCACTGATATTGAGAGGGGAGGTAGAGGATACTTATCAAATGAAGGATTAAAACAAATTGAAAAAATAAGATCATGGAAAGGTGCTATTTTCAATTGGAGAAATTCTAATGGTCAAGGACATATAGGTATGGTTTTAGGAGCTGAAATACTACAAGAACCTATAACTAAAAAATATAGATGTTGGTTGTATACCCTTGAATATAATACTCTGACAAGCAGCGGTACTGATCCAAAAATAATTAATAACCCTGAAGAATTTGTAAGACAAAACTTAGCTAAACCAGGAGTTAATTATTATATGCAAACAGAATTATCTAAAGATCCAAAATACATACTTCGTAAACCTAATGGTACAGAAGATCCTCAATATAGGGATAGAGGAAAGGATGAAAGATCAGGTGGAAAATTAGCTTTTAGATTACGATTATTTGGTGGGACTGGTGATGTTGATCCTATTAGAACATCTATAGCAAACACTGAGAATTTAAGTGGTGGAGCATGGGCTCCAAATGGACTAACTCAAGCTAACGAATATTTATCTATAGGTAATTGGAAAGAAAATAAAAAAGTATTTGAGGCATAATGGATAATAAAAAACAATATTATAATAATTTAAAACCTGGTGATACTTCTATAGAAAGTAGGCTAGGGGCTAAAATATTAATGAATGATAATTTAGTTATTAACGCCTCTAGAAGGTCTGAATATTTAGACCAATTAAGAGAAGACGAATATCAAGGCAATATAAATCCAAATGCTGATGAAGAAACATCTATTGTGTTCATGGGTAAAATACCTGTTGATATAAATCAACAAGGTAATATAAATCAGGAATCAATTTTAGAAAATAGAGAATCTACTATTACAACTCCTAATAGAACACCAGGAGAAATGCCAGATGAAGAACAATTTGATCCACCAACAATTACAAATGTTACTCCTTTAGAAGGTAGAAAAGGAGATGCTATTATTATAGAAGGAACAGGATTTATAAATAATAGTACACAAGTTTATTTTGGTGGTGTTTTAGCTGATAGTGTTGACTTTGCTAGTCCAACAAAGATAATAGCATATGTTGGTAATGGTAACAGTGGAGATATAATTGTAAAAGCAAGTGGTATATCATCTGCTCCATATAAAGATAAATTTAATTATTTAGGTGTAGAAGAAGGTGTTATGTTTGAAGAAGTAGCAGATGATCCTACTGATGCAAGCATTGAAGGTGATAAATTAGCTGATGGTGAACAATCTGAGGATGAAAAAAATGATACTAAAATACCTGGAGGTTGCCCTAAACCTAATCAAACACGTAGTAAAGCTAATGTTGTAAGAGTTATTACACCATGTGAAAAAAGAACTCCTTTCCAAGGTGTAGCTAGAGATAATACTGGTAAAATAATTCCAATATATGATTTTGTAGCTGCTGCTAAAACATGTATTAATATATCTACAAGTTGTCCTGCTATTACTGAAAATGGAGTTTTAGGATGTGGTATGGCTCTAAGTATTATGTACATGTATGCTTGTGGGCATGGTATGACATGGATTAGTAGTAAAAAAAATAAAAATCCTATCATAGGTACACACCTACAATATGTGTATGGTACAGCATCAATATATGATTATCTTAGTAAAGACAAATTAAATTTTGAAAAAATTAAAATTTATGAGCCTGGACAAGGTAGAGATTATTGGAATAAAGTATCTGTAAAATTATTACAACCTGGAGATATTATAGATACAGTAACTGATACAGTTAATGGTCATATAGGAATAGTATCTGATACTCAGACTAAAAGCCCAGGTACTTGGGATATTATATCTAACTCATCTCGCGGTTTTAATCCTGAATTAAATAAAAAAATAGGTAGTATATTATTAAATTATAGTGGATACCATTGGGGAAATGGATTTGGAGGAAAATATCGTATAGCTACTAAATCAGGAGTTGGATCAACATATTTATTTAGATTCAAATGCGGTCGTGGAGCTGAATGGGGAAAAACTATAGGAATACCTCAAAAATAATTATTAACATGACAGAAACAATAAAGACATATAATAGTGAACAAATAGTATTATCATCAGGACGAATTGTACTTAACTCTCGTTCTAATGATGTTTTTATTAGTTCAAAACAATTTATTAACTTATCATCAGGTAATAAAGTTACTATTGATGTTGGCTCTAAAGACAGTACAAACTCAAATAATCAATTTTTAGTTAATGCTCCACGCATACAATTTGGTTTAGAGACAAAAGGTAGAACAGTAGAACCATCAATTAAAGGAGATAAGTTAGAAGAAGTATATAATGAAACAATGGATATAACAGCTAATTACACTAAAATGATGAACGCAGCTGTTTTCTTTCCTCCGTTAGCAGCTATAGCTTCTACTTACTTATTATTAAAACAACAAAGTATTAAATTAGAATTATCTGAACCAGGTAATGTAAAATCCGATACAGTTTATTCAGTATAATTATGGCTAATCAATTTACATATGAAATAAAAAAATTAGATTCTAATAAAACTATTATTGTATATAATGGTATTAAACAAATATACACTAATACATCCAATATATTACTTGAGTCTGATTTAGAGCGAATAGCTAAAATGTCATTAAAAGATAATTATGGAGATAGTATCAATCAAATGACTAGAGTATCTAGTTCAACTCCATCTATTACAAATAACTCTCAAACAGCAGCTGAAGCTCAACAACAATTAAATAATACTCAAGCAACAGCTGAGTCAATTTCAACTCAACAACAGTTGAAATCAGATGAAATTCAAAAAGCATCTAATGATAAAGTTGATTATTTAAAAGATCAATCTAAACAAAGTACTAAAGATACCTCCGCAGCCCTAGCTCTTATTTTAACCCCTATATTACTTCAATTTATTAGAGCTGAAAATATAGCTGATGTTTTAATTAAAAAAATGGTTAAGGATGTTAGAAAACAACTTCAAAATAAAGGAGTATTAACTGTTGAGAATAATGTAATTACTTTTACTCCTTCTAATAAGGGAAACTATGATGTTTTCAAACAAAACTTTGATAGAAAGAAAGCTAATTTAACTAAAACATTAAACACATTAAAAACAACTTTAGACACTTTAGCTAAAGTATCAACGTTTGTTAATATAGGTTTATCAGCCATTAAAGTTTATATTAAAATAAAAACAAATAAAATAAAAATACAAGAAGCAGCTGTACAAACTGAATTAGCATCCCCAACACCAGGTGGCGCTAAACCAATATCAGCTTCTCTGTTACCTAAAATAAATAAAAGTTTAAAACAACTTGATAAAGACCAAAAGAAAGTAGATACATATCAAGGTGTTATAACTGCCATTAGTGTCATAACTCCAATATTCAGAGATATGTTATCTAAAACACAAACAAAAGTGAATCAACTTCAATTCATTATTAATACTGGCAATACAACACAAGGTATGGATGTCACAGTAGTTGGAGTAAATGAGACAGCTCCTATAAATTCTGAGTATACTAATAGCTATGGTAAGAATTACACATTAGAATTAGTGACAACACCTAATGGATTCTTGCAATATCAAGCGCTTGATGCGTTTAGTAAAATGAAAATAACACAAACAGCACCAAGTAAAAGCAAAACACCAGATGAATTATTTACTGAAATTAAACAAATACTAGGATAATAAAATATTTATAATCATGAAAGCGGATACATTCGTAAAATTATTAAGAAAAGTTGTACGTGAAGAAGTGCAAGCTGTTGTAAGGGAAGAGCTAGGAATTTTGCTAGAGGCACCAGCCCCTAAGCCAGTTGTGGCAGAGACCAATAAAACAACTGTCAAGAATTCTATGGTTGAATCTATAAGACCTGCCAAACCTACACAGCCATCAAAACCTGCAGCATTCACTAATAACAATATCTTAAATGATATATTAAATGAAACTGCTAATAGTGGTGAATGGCGCTCTGTTGCTGAGGGTAACTCATCAATGGCGCAAAGTTTTGGAGGTCATATGATGGGCGCTGAGCCTGTAGTGGTAAATAGTGTAAACGAAATGTTTGCTAATACTAGACCTGCAGGAGATATCAACGCTGTTAGAATAGATGCTGTACCTGACTTTACTGGTATAATGGCTAAAATGAAACAAGACGGACAAATATAATGCTAAACAGACCAACATATCGCCTCAATCCTCAAGACATAGGTCAACCTAAAGGAATAGGTATCAGTGTTTTATTTAACAATGATGACGCTATTTTTTACAATACAACTACAACTAAAGAACAAGTTAAATCTAACCTAGTTAATTATATATTAACAAATAAAGGTGAACGATTTTTTGATCCTTTCTTTGGAGGAAACTTAAGAGCATCTCTATTTGAACCAGACACATCATTTGATAGTGTAGCGTTTAGACTAGAACAAGAAATTATAGCTTATGTACCTAACATCATAATCAATAATCTAATTATCAAGAAATTCTCAGATAGAAACGCTGTGAATATAATTTTAGATTACTCAATAAATAACCAAAACGATACTTTAGTATTAAATGTATCAACAACTGAATTAAGCAAACAATAATGGCAAACGTACCTGATATAAAATATTATGATAAAGATTTTAGTACCTTAAAACAGGACTTAATCAATTATGCTAGAACATACTTCAAGAACAGTTATATGGACTTCAGTCCATCTGCTCCAGGTAATATGTTCATCGAAATGGCTGCTTATGTAGGTGATGTATTATCATTCTATGCTGATAATCAGTTACAAGAATCATTATTATTATACGCTCAAGAGAGAAAAAACATTATTGCTTTAGCTTATGCTTTAGGTTATAGACCTAAATTAACAAAAACCGCTTCTGTTTTTCTAGATATATTTCAATTATTACCATCAACAGGAGCACCTA